TCTCACCTTTCCGGTTGGCTAAAGCTCAATCTTCGCAGCCGCTGGAGACTATTTATACATTAATCAGTCGATACGCACAAACTTCTAATCATGTGCGCCGGGGTTTGAAGGCCAACCGTGACCGGTTTATTCATAGTATCACGGGTGTGGTTTTGGGCGCCACTGCTACTAAGAGCGCTCTAAAGAAGTACCTCGAGAGTGATTATGTACGTGACCGTATTAAGTACAACGCAAAAGATTATTTGTTTACATTACAAACGAAGTTGAGCTGTGGCACTAAGGAAGTCCTTGCGCAGATTACTGAGTTGCAGGACTGTAAAGATCTTGTTAATGTGGCCATTTCATTCTTTAATAAAAATCAGTTGAAATGGTCGGACACAGATGGCTTTAATTTTGTTGTTAACGCCCGCAATGAGTTCAAAGCGGGCCAAGGGGTTTCGGCTTACCCAAAATTTGTCCAGGTTATGTTGTCCTGTTACTTTCGCACTTTGATGGAGCTAATCCTGAATAACAAGGAACAAAAGCATATCATTGTGACGAAGGAGTCAGAAGCTCAGCTGAATTTGCGGTTAGTTTCGCGAATACGTAATATGGACTATAACAAACATCGATTCCAGCACATATGCAATGACTATTCGGAGTGGGATACTAAATACTCGGATTTTATGATTGCTGCTGAGGTTTGGTTTTTAAAACATATGGGTTTACCAAAAGTCATCGTTGAGGATTACCACAGCTTTCGTGAGTTATGGAAAATGTCTTATTTTTATACTACGCTACATAACACTTTCCAACAGCATTCCGGTGGCCCGGCAACGTTCACCTTTAACACCTTGGGGAACATTGGTCTAACCGGGATGATTTTTGACTTAACGCAAGTCGATTTTGCACTTTGGAAGGGGGACGATAGCTTGATTGTGAGCGAACAACTTGTTATGACGGAATGGGGCCGTCGGTATCTGGATTCTAAGAGAGCAAATATGAAGCTCCATATAACCGAGGTTGGTGAATTTGCTGGCTTTGTGTTGACTTCTGGCGGTTTAATGCCTGATATAATACGCAGAGTTGCTAAGTTCATCTCGAAAGGTTATAAAGATGTTAAACACTTTGATGAGGCAAAGTTATCAGTGCGTTCAGATCTAGCTTGTGTTCAAAATAGTTGTTATAATGAGTATTTACATCGGCTCGCAGCACATTACAGATTGAATATTAATGATATTAGCAATTTTTTATCATTTGCTAATCGTGCTCATGGCTGGTCCTTGGATGACATTCCTACGGAGGTCCGACCATACATTGTAGTGTAGGTGGGTATGTAAAACAAGTTTAATGTAAATATTATATATATTATTATTGTTTATTTAATCAACCATTTTAAAATTAAATCCAAAATGAATGAAGGTCAATCAGAAGCGGTCAGCCCTAATCTTGAGGTGGATATGTCACCGAGTGTTATGCAGAAGAACATGCTTAACAAAGATTTTGAAGGCCAAAATCAATTGTCAATACCGGTG